GTCTTAATCTTATCTGTTTCTTTCTTTATAAACTCCGAATTATTGTAAGTGTCAATAAAGGTGTCAGAACCAGCATTGTCTAAGATAATCATTACTATGTTAAAGTTTGTTAATAGGTAATGGAAATACTTTACATGATTACTCAAGCTTCCAAGTCCAGCATAACAATTAACTAGTATGCCCTGCTTGTTTTCTTCGTCCAATTCCATAACAGACATGGCAAAATAGTCAGCAGAGGGACTTTCATTCATGTTAGGATCAATAGCTAGGATATACTTCTTACCTACCGTGCCTTTTACGAGAGTGTGCGGTCGTTCGTCTTTCAAGGTGCACTCCTCCATCTTCTTAAAGCTGTAGTAGCTATCACTACCGTCAGTAAATTGAGCGCAATACTCTCTTAAGAATGAGGAATTAGAGCTGCCACCATTTTGAGCCTCTTCGATAATGGTTTTATCTATCATGTCTGGCGGAGCAGCTTCATACCCCATCTGAGAGACGTAGTATCTAGCTTCTGACTCGTTCTCGTCGGAAGCTCTTGCGGTCCATTCCTGATAAGTTCTATAAAGATTCTCGAATGTATAACTTGCCGAAGAAAGAGCCACCATCTTTGAGTTATTCTCGAAAACCATCCTATCAGACTCGTCCATGTTGCCTTCTTTAATCAGCTTATCTTCAATTTCCCTAACCTGCATTCTTTCTTTGATGTTTTGAGGAGCGACCAAGAACGGCATTAGTACATTCTTAATAATGTCTTCAGGCAAAAGGAGAAACTCGTCCAGAACAAGAACATTAGCGCGAAAACCTCTAATCTTCTCACCATTTAAAGGGATCGCTTTAATTGAGCCGCCGTTGATATCCCAAGTGAACTCATCGCCTCTTTTGGATTTCGCACCGAAGCACTGGAAAAGCAACTCTGCCCCTTTTGACTCGCTAAATTTCTCTATAGTATTAAAAATGTTTCTAGCTGTTCTAAAAGTAGGCCCGGCAATCAAAACCTTTGTGCCTGGCTCAAAAATACATTGCAAGAAACAAAATACAGAGGCCGAGAACGTTTTAGAAAGCCCACGACCCCAAACTAACATCGAAAAATTCCCCTGCATCATCCCCTTGATGGCGATCTCTTGATATGGGGCGAGTTTTATCCCAGAAATAAGCTCCGTAGTCAACCCGATATTAGCCTTGAGAAACCTAGCTAATGTTATCTTAGCTTCTTTATCTAAAAGGGTGCCTTTTAGATGGGAAAGCTCTTCGTTTACGTTGACCACCTTGCGTTTATACTTGTCGGGGCAAATCCACATTATAATCTCTCCGTATCATAAGCAAATTGCAGATCAATTGTCTTATATGCACATCCGCAAGTAAAGATTCTTTCTGCAACTCTTGAGGCTTCCTGTCTGCCTTTGACAAATAAAAACTGCACCGAGGGATATTTTTGAATTATCTTCCTAACATTATGAAAAATGTATTCTGGGGTTACTCTGGTGTTTTTTTGATAAACATTTGGTAGGTGATTGAAGTTTAGACAATTACTTAGAGACTCCTCAACCAAAACGATGAGGTTCGCTTCGTTTTCAACCGAACGGTCGACCTCTCTTAGGAATCTTTCGTAGCCGCCGCTAAAGGTGCCTATGAAATCAGAAATAGATTTTCTTTCTATGTAGCAATTACAAGTTGCATCTTTATCACTGAAAGCATAATCTCCAAACTTCAAGCCTTTTACTTCAGTTGGTCTTTTAAAGACTAAAGGTTTCTGTTCTCTGCTGTCAACGTATATTTTGTAAGAGTCGTCGTAAATAAAACCAGGTATAATGTCTGAAAAGTTATCGTACTTATTCTTAAAACCCAGTCGTTCGCATAGATCATAGTAATCATCGAAGATTTCGTTGTAGGTGGAAATTGGGGGCATGACTAAAGATCTTAATTCGACTTGGGAAGGGGTGTAAGTTAGCTCCTTCTTCTCTTTTCTCTTGATCAAGATGCTATAAATGTAATCACGAACTACTTCTTTGATATTGGACTTTACCCACATCCTCAATGTCTCTCTGGAATTAAAATCAGTATTAAGGTATTGTTCTTTGTGTCTGAAATTGATTATCTTTCCATCATACATGTCGTAACGAGGAAAGTATTGCTGGTAATACTCTATGATTCGCAGCTTGTGCGCTTTAACATGCTTGTGGAGGTTTGCTTCTGACTCAAACTCCTCCGAGCAGACTTTGCAAATATTACTCATGTAAGATCTGGTCTTCTGATAGGCCAACGATCTTGCATTTAATTTCGTCAATTGTCATTAGCCTATCTATCTCTTCTTTGACGGCGGCTTTTCTTGTTTCAGCCAATCTAATCATCTTCTTCCGAGTCTCTTCTTCTTTCCAAAGATAAACTAAATTTAATATACTCGCGTTTTCTTTAATATTCTTACTTAAACGGTCGCTACGTTTAACTTTCAGGTCATTCAATAGCTTCTGCTGCCGAGTAACGCATTGATTATATTCGTTTCTAGCGCTATTAGAAGCTTCGATTAATGTCATCGGGATTTTCCCATCAGATTCAATTTGAGCGTCGATCTGCATTTGTATCATCTGAATAGTCTGCTGGATATTAGACGAGATAACTACTTCTGTGCAAAGAATTATGTACTGATCCACTTCTTCTTGCGTTAGATCGGATTTATCGTAGCAATATCTTACAAAAGAGCTTTCAAAAAGATCTCGATCTCCCTGAGAGGAGTAGGAATTGATTTGATGTAGGAATCTATAAGTGTGCAAGTAAGAAATTAGCGAGGCCATCTCTTTTCTCTGCTGCGGGGTTACCTTATCTTTATCTATGCCATCAAGAACATACTTATTTATTCTGGCTAGGATTCTGTCTGGCGTCTTGGGCGGCCGATACTCTCCATCGGGGACTTCTTCAGTAGTAGAATAAGCTACTATATTAGAGAGGGTCTTTATATAGTCATTAACAATCCGCGCTTCAATATTTAAATTAGTAAGAGTCTCATTCTTAAAGAGTATCCTAGCCAACTCTACTGAACTCATCGTAGAAACGTTTTTTAGAATAAACTCTTTCTGCTCATCACTCAAATCAACACGTTCTTTAGCTTGGTATTCGTTTGTTGCTCTCGCTTTTAGATTACGTTCAGCTAAGAAGGCTCGGATTGTCCTGCCGTAAACGCTCCGGCCGTCTTTCATTTCTTCCGAAACGTCAGGAAAAATAATACCAGTCAATTCCTTAATACCCGGAATCTTAGAGCTGTCTGGATTGTTCCATAGCTCCAAAATTCTCCGCGATTGCTCGTCCGTTAAAGCGATTTTATCCATATTAAAAGATATCTATCTTTCCATCCGCTATAGCCTTCTTAATCTTCTTAATAATATTTTTTTTGATATTCTGGATTTGCTTATAACCCGGTTTTCTATTCTTCTCCCCAGTAGTGAAGCCCATTTTTACAGCAACGTTCTCTTCCGTGTTTCTTTCTAAGTAAAACAATTTGTAAAATTCGTGTTCGGTGGGTTTTAAGAACAAATGGATTTTTTCATTGAGGCTTTCTATGTTCTTCTCTAATCCGTAAGACTCATCTTCTTGATTGACTATAATATTTTGATTTTCATCCGTAGACTGGCAACGCTTTAGGTTAAATGCTGCCTTTTTAGTCTTTTCCCATTTTGCATAAAGGGGGCAGGTGCTGCACTGGTCTACGTAGATAGCGCACTTATCGTTAGCTTCTGCCGCTCCGCATCTATTGCAAGGCTTAGTATAATTACCGTAATTATTCCTAACTAGGTTCTTTAATTGATTAGAAATTACAGTATTAATCCACGGCTCGATTTTCTTTTTGGGATTATATAGACTCCACTTCTTGAAAATGTGGATTTTTATGATTTGAGTGATGTCATCAAAATCAATACCAGAGAACTTAGAGAGAAGCCATTTATTGCGCCGCTTCTTTATCTCCGTATCTATTAGACCTAGATAGTCTTCATATTTAAGATTGTTTTTCAGATGGATTTATTACGCTCCTCAATGATACGCCGTCTTGTTTTTCAAAAGGCACTTGGATTTCAAAATCAATCTGTTT